GCTCTTGAAGATGCTGATACCGCTCAGACTGGTATTAACAACGACTACGGTACTGCTGCTGAAGTTGGTTCGACCTCCTGTGGTCTGATCTTCCAACGTGAAGCTGCTGGTATGGTGGAAGCTATTGGTCCTCAGGTCCAAGTGACCAGCGGCGACGTGTCCGTCATCTACCAAGGCGACGTGATGCTGGGTCGTCTGGCTTGCGGTTGCGATTACCTCAACCCCGCTGCTGCTGTGGAACTGCACGTTACCAACACTGCACCTTCTGCATTCTGATACAATTTATTTGTTCTACGGGAGCCCTTTCGGGGGCTCCTTTTTTTTATTTTTAATTATGCCTGCCACTTATGCTGCGTCCACAGAACTGGATGCTGTCAATCAAATACTTAGCTCAGTGGGACAGGCTCCTGTCACCACACTCAATCTTCAGAACCCTGAAGTAGCTATTGTTCTTACTACCCTACGCGAAGTTAACAGACAAGTTCAAGCTGAAGGATGGAACTTTAATGTTGAGCGTGGTTACCCCTTCACTCCTGATAGTGTGACGAAACACATCAAATATCCATCCAACGTCCTTCAACTCGATACTAATACTTACGAACACCGTGACGACTTCCAACCCGTTCGTCGGGATGGTAAGTTCTACGATAAGTACAAACACACCTATGAGTGGGATAAAGCTATTGAAGCTGATGTGACTTGGTTGTTTGACTTTGAGGATGTTCCTCCCGCTATTCAACTGTACATCACTGCCCGTGCTGCCCGTATGGCTGCCAATAAAATGGTCGGTGATACTGGTCTTTTCCAACTGCTACAAGAACAAGAGGTTCAAACTAAAGCTGCTGCCATTGAGTACGACTGTAACCAAGCTGATTACAGTATCTTTGGTTGGCACGATGGAGAGAACTATTACAACAACTATCAACCGTACAACGCGCTGATCAGATGAGCACACTGACCCAAAGGATTCCAACCCTTTTGCTTGGCATTTCTCAACAACCCGACAATCTTAAATTTCCTGGTCAGGTAGTAGACGCTGAAAACGTCTTTCCTGATTACGCTTTGGGGATGCTAAAGCGACCTGGCGGTAAGTTTGTAGCTAATCTAGAAGATGCTTCAACTTCCGGCAAGTGGTTTTCTATCCTTAGGGACGAACAGGAAAAGTATGTTGCACAATACGATACAACTACTAACTCTTTTAAAGTATGGAGTTTGATTGATACTACTCTAGGTGTTGCTGGCTCCCCTCGTCGTGTTGACATGGGGACTAACACTGGTGTACCTGGAACTTGTAACCAATCGACTTTACAAACAACTCTTACTAATTACAACACTGCTAGCACTGCTAGAAGTAATGAGCTGACAACCCTTAATGGTGTTGCAGCAGACTACGCTGAAATTGATGATGGTCAGCCTGATCCGTTTACTGGGTCTGGTGTACAATCTTCGTTGTTTAAAGTAACAACAAAGTATGATGATAACTACACTCAATCCGTAGCTACTGGTATTACTTATGACGGTACTCAGTATAATATCTTTGATGAAGACGCATCTTTTTCAAACTCTTATAGTAGTACTAGTGGGTTCCCTTCTCAATATAAATTAGGTGCTGATCGTACTGATGAGTATCCCCTACTTAGCAGAGATGGGGTTAAGCTCTACGAACTGCTTAAAACAGATGCTGCTCTTAATACACCTGCAGAACTAGCAACAGCCGCTAATAACCTTACCGATAATTCTACTATTCCTCCGACTGGAGCTGAAGTTGATTATACCACTAAGGTGACTGATGAAAGCACCAAGCGTGGTCTTTATGAAACAGCTAGAGACGCTTGTGACATTACAACCGTTCCTTCTGATGCGTACCTCAAAGACGCCACCGCCGATGATATTGAGCTGCTGACTATTAACGACTATACGTTTGTGCTCAACAAAAGTAAAGTTACAGCGATGAAGACTGCACCTGCTGATCTTTCGGATGCTCTACCTAACCAAGCGTTTGTCGTTATTAGTGTTGTAGCTTACAACGCTGACTACACTGTTACCATTAACGGTACAAATTATACTTACCAAACTCCTCAGAATACTTCCAGTCACCACGTTGATACTGATAAAATCGTATCAGAACTTGTGACTACGATTAACGCAGCTACAGGTACTCATGGTGTTACCGCTTCTGCTGTTGGTCCTGGTATTTACCTGAACGGTACAAGTGCCTTTACTGTCGCCACTACTGGTAGTACTAGTGAAGAAGGTCTTTACGTCTTCCAAGATGAAATTAACGTAGCTGGTCGTTTACCTAACCAATGTCAAAACGGTTATGTTGTCAAAGTCTACAACAGTGATATTGTAGATGCAGATGACATGTGGGTTAAGTTCCAGACAAAAGACAGTGCTACCTCTGGTCCTGGTGTTTGGGAAGAAACTGTTGGACCTGAACTTGAGTATCAGTTGGATGAGCTTACTATGCCTCACCAGCTTGTCCGTCAAGCAGACGGTTCCTTTAAATACGAACCTGTTGATTGGACTGACCGTTTGGTTGGCGATAACACTACTAATCCTAAACCTAGCTTTATTGGTAGCGCTATTAATAACATTTTCTTTTACAGAAACCGACTAGGATTCCTGTCTAACGAGAATGTTATTCTCAGTAAGTCTGGCGATTACTTTAACTTCTTTGCAGGTTCTGCTCAGATTGTAGCCGCTGACGATCCTATTGATTTGAGTGCTACTTCACAACAGCCTGTGAACCTGGCTTACGTGCAGACTGTTAGTGTTGGTCTTGTTTTGTTTGGACAAAACGAGCAGTTCCTGATGTCTACTGATGCTGATATTCTCAGCCCCACAACTGCCAAGATTAATACGGTAAGTAATTATGAATGTGATGAGCAGTTAGATGCAGTTTCACTTGGTACTAGTCTAGGTTTTATCTCTAAAACTCTACTGTGGACTCGTGTGTACGAGCTGGGAGACATCCGTAAGGAAGCTCCAGCAGAGACCAATGAGTTGACTAATAACGTTTCAGAGCTTATTCCTTCTACTATTAATTCATTTATTTGTTCTCCTGCGTTATCTTTGCTGTCATTTGGTGAAGAAGGTTCTGATATTATTTATCAGTACCGTTTCTACCAGCCTGGTAAAGACCGTTTAGCAAATACTTGGTACAAGTGGAAGTTGACTGGCAAGCTGCTTGAGCAGTTCTTTGATGAAACTACCTTCTATTCTGTGTGTTATGACGGCACCAAGGTGTTTGTCCAGTCTTATGACTTGACACAATCCAGTGAACAAGGTTTCTTGACTTTACCTACGGGTGAGAAGACGGACGTATGTCTGGACTTGTTTACTATCAACCCTTATCGTACTTATAATTCAGTCACTGATAAAACCCGTGTCTTCCTGCCTTATGATCACATCCAAGGTAAGAAACTACAGGTACTGATTCTTGGTGGTTATATTGGAGAGACTATTACTGCTGAGCAATCAGTAGGAACGATTTACCCTGAGGATACCCCTAGTGGTAGTGCGGGTAATTGGTACATGGATCTAGACGGTGACTACCGTGGACGTAACCTGATTATTGGTTACCTATTTGACATGTCCCTACAACTGCCTGTGCTGTACTACGGTCAAACTCAGAACTCTCAACACGTTACTGACTCTACCGCTGACCTTATCATTCATCGTCTAAAGGTGAACACTGGTCTGAGTGGTCCTATTACCTACACAGTTGATATTACTGGACTGGACTCGTGGGAAAATGTGGTTAATGTTACCTTGCCTAACAGTTATAACTTAGGTAACGTTAACTTGGCAGCATCTGCTGAACACGTTATCCCCATCTTCCAACGTAATAAAAACTGTAAGATCACCATTAAAGGTGATACAGCTTTCCCCGTCAGCCTCAACAGCATGTCGTGGGAAGGTAACTATAACACCCGATTCTACAGTAGATCCTAATGCCTGTTTCCACCCCTAGTTTTACAGTCAGACCTGCTACTATTGACGACATCCCTGTCGTACTAGATAATTTGTTAGACAATAGTTTAGAAGATCTACTTCGATATAAAATCAACCCAGTGTTAAGCCTTGCTATGGATATGGAAAATAGCAGGGCTTACCTGATCTCAACTGAAGACAAACCAGCCGCTCTTGTTGGGTTTGAATCTGATTGTTTCTGGATGCACATGTGCAGAGGCATGGAGGAGCATCCAGTAGCTTTTATGAAATGGGCTAAGCGTTGGTTCAAACAAAACAAACCTAAGTACCTTTGGAACCACACAGGTATTGAGTACACTCAAGCCATTAAGATGGCTAAGTTCTTTGGTTTTAAAATATTAAGAGTATTTCCTAGTACTCTGACTAACACTTATCTCGTTGAAATGGTAAACGTATGGACTTCTTAAGCGCAGGTCTGGGTATTATGAGCATGGCTGGTTCCATTATGGGAGCCAATTCTAAAGCCGCCCAACAAGCTGCGTCGCTCGAATACTCTAACACTTTAAACAGGCGTAAAACAGACATTATTAATAAGTACCGTCAGCGTGCTTATGAAAAACGAGTTGACCGTGTACGGGATCAACTACAAGAAAACTTCTCTGCAGCTAATGCTTCGTGGCAAACTGAGCAAGCACGTTTTATTGAGCAGATGCTAGGCTTTAGTTTTCAACAGGCTGACATGACTAAACAGCTTCTACAAGCTGAAGGTTATGCTGCAGCAAGCGAAACGTATGGTAAGAGTGCTGAACGTGCTGCTGCTCTTGAAACCTTGGGCGACTATGGTCGCAGTAATGCAAGGTTTCTTCAAACAGTAGCGAGTGCTGCACGTCAATCTGAGCGTAACATGGCACAGATTAGCGGACAAGCACAACAAGCTGACATGCAAGCTATTGGTACGGTGTACGAAGCACCTATGCCTGAGATGCACGTGGCTAAGTACCAACCTAAATCTGGTGGTCTTAACTCTGCTCTTACTATTATGAATGGTCTAAACGCTGGTATCAATACTGCATTCCAGGCAGATAAGATGTTCGATTTCTCATAATCCTAAGGGAGTTTAAAATTGGCAGCACCAAAAATTAGTCCGTATCAGTTCCAAGGGTTTACGAACCAAACTGCATACGACCCATTGCAGCTACCTGATCCTAGCCGACTTGCTGAATCTAATGTTGCAGCAATCCGTGACTTCTTCAGTCAACAAGAGCGGGAGGGAGTTAAGCAATTTTTAGAAGATGACACTTACGCTAAATTAGCGAAACTAATCCCATCCGCGACTAAAACTATTCTACAAACTGCAGAGTATGTAAAAGGTCAGCAAGAGTCTTGGGCAGAAGAGCAATATTATAATAACGAAGAGGCACGTCTGTTTGATGAAAAACAGTACGAAGAGGACATCGAAAAAGCTAGCGAAGAAGCACACCGACAAGAGCTAGATGCTGCTAATCAAGCCGCTGCTCAAGGTGGTGACATGAGTCACGTAGAGTTTCTCCAGAACTTGTCAGGTCATGCTTATCGTAAGTATTCTGAACTTTACCTTGGTTCTCTTGGTCAATCCTATGACCCATGGATGGAGAATGAGTTAAGTACAAATGACGGTATGTTGGACCTACCTAGTGGTCCGGTTCAGATCAACGATCCTAACCACAGTCCACAAATTCGTCGTATTGTTCGTTCCCACCTTCGTCAAGAGTTCTTTAAACAGAAAGGTTTACGTCTAGCACACCCTGGAGCTAGGTCTAAATTTGCCTACAAGACGATTGACAACGTTGAAGCAACACGAGATAAAGCTTTTACCAAACAGTACAACATCCAACGTAGTTACGAAGTACAACGGTCTGCTGAACAGTACTTGGAAGCAGGTGATTTCCAAACTGCTATTGATACCGTCCGTCCTACCTATGACGATAAGGGTAACCGGCTAGGTCCAGCAGGTGCCTTAGATTGGCTTCAAGATTCTTTGGTGTCCCGCGCTTCAGCAGGTTTGTCTGTTGACTTGAACGCTTTGGCTAACATGCCTATTGATGAGAAGCGTGCTGGTAAAAAGGGAGTAACTTTTTCAACCTTTAATGGTCGTAGGTTTAACGAAATTGCTACAGCAGTTCGTAAAGCTGAGCGTGAGTACACAAATGGCAAAATCAAAGACGGTGAAAATGAAGTTAAAGCAGCGTTTATGAAGATCAACGCTATGCCTTATGGTGAGCGTACTCAAGCTTTTTATAATCAAGCAGCTCAGGAACTTGAAGCCCTGCGCGATCAAGTAGCTCCTTTGATGTCTGATGAAGACGCTGGCATTGCCCGTGTCAAAGAAATGGCTAACACCCACAGTATTAGTGGTGCAGCTCTAAATGACTTGCGTGAAGACTTGGATCAAAAGCTAGCAGCTAATATTGCTACTGCTGATCATCCTTACTTCCTGACTCAACTTGGAATGAAAGATGCTGAGCGTCTGAAACAAGTTAAGGATCAAGCTCCGTACCAGGAAGATGGTATGAAGGAGGGCATGGTCGAAATCAAGTCACACGTTTCGGGTAATGACGAAGCTAAGATCCAGATTAAACTGGATGGAACCTTGGCAGAGACTTACAACTCTCTTGCTGCTGACCTTCAACGTGATTACCAAAGCGCTTACGTTGCATTCCGTGGTCAAGGTATGAACCAAGAGGAAGCTAAGAAAGCGGCTCTTACTGCTGTTAAAGATCAGTTTGCAGCAGATAAAAAAGATAAAGAATCTACTTACTACACTCCTGATAACGGTAAGTCCTTCCCCAACTACTACAAATTCAAACTGTCTTCCGATCCAGAGTTTCGTAAAGATGTCCGGTGGCATACCAATACCATCGCTGAAAACATCATTAGCGCCCCTGGTGGATGGAAACGGGCACTTCTAGAGAATGCTTATCTTGGTGGTAACCTGGATGAGATCCAAGCCGAAGTGGCTCAAGCTAATACGACTGGACGTGCTTCCGATCGTATTCAAGCTATTTGGGCTGGGATGAATGAGAAGGCAGGTAAAACTATTATGCCTACTCCTATGCATCTCCTAGCTTATCTCGCCCAAGGGCATGGTTTGACTGAAGGAACCCAGTTCCTGACTAAGGTTTCGCAAAACTTCAATAAGATTAGTCCTGAAGGTCAACGTGATCTTCAAGAGATCTTCATGGGTAACCGTCCTAATATTGAGAGTCACCTTCGTTACGCTGGTACTACTCAACGTGGTATCTTTAAACCTGAAGAACCTCTTTCTACTTTCCGTTCCCAAGTTAGTTCGGTAACGTTTGAAACTGCAGGTGGGCAGCCTGGTATTGATGTCTTTTTTGAAGATAAGAAGTTCCCCGCTGTACTTTCTGGTACCGTAAAAGATAATCGTGATCAGTATAATGCTGATGGATCTGGTTATGGCAACTTTGTCGTTGTTGAATCCGTCGATCCCGAAACTGGTAAAAAGGTAGATGTTCTGTACTCTCACCTTGCTACCAAGTCCCCATTGAAAGTTGGTCAGCAGATCCAAGCTGGTGAACTTGTGGGCACTCAAGGTGGTACAGGCAGTGTACGCTCTGCTGACGGTACCATCGCAAGTATTGATTTCTTAGCACCTGCCGAAGCTGGCAGCAACAGTATGGTTCCGTATTCTAACTATGATAGCCTTCGCAGGCGCATTGCAGCTCAACTAGGTTACCGAGGTAGATAATGGAAAATCTTAACTACGAAGGTATTGACCTTATTGGACAAGACCAATTAGAAGAGTCTGCTGAAAATCCTGTAAACACACAACTGGCTAAACCTGCAGAACAGCTCTCAGAGGCACCTCCTGAGTCCCCTGAGGAGCCCCGAGAGGCAGGTGAGGTACCAGTATCCCAACAAGATCCTACACACCCCTTAAAGGTCAATAGACAAGAGGGTATCCTTGATACTATTTTTGATGCATTGGCTGCACCAGGGCAAGGTCTTAACGACTACGTGATTGACGAACTGAATAAGATCCCTGGTCTTAATCTTCGTAAATCCCCACGTGCTGAGAATGAGGCTATTAACGCTATCCGTGACATCGGTGGTGTTGTTATGCCCTTCATTGGTTTGCGTAAAGCAACTGGTGGCGCTATCAAGGCTAAGGTTACTCCTAAGCTTCCCCCTCGTGCTCAACGTAGCAAAGCTCTAAAGCTCCTAGGTGAAACTGGTTTGGACCTGGGTCTTGGTGCCTATGTTGATCTTACTGTCGAACAGAACAAGTATAACGACAACCTTGAAGCTACTCTGAAAAAGAACTGGCCAAAGTTTTGGTCCTTTATTCCTTCTGACTGGGCAACCCTTTCTGCTGACTCTCCTGACGTTAAGCAGAAAAAGAATGCTATGACCGGTATGCGTATGGGCGTACTGACTAGCAGTTTGGAAGGACTTATCCGTTTCCACAACGCTCTTCGTAATACTAACGCATTTACTAAGTTCTTCTTTAAAAACAAAGCAGCTGCTAAAAACCTACAGCAGCCAGCAGAAGAGATAGATGATGTCGTTGATGTCGTGGCTGATAACCTGGCTAAGCGTGAAGAAGCTTTGGATGAGGTTGGACAACTCAACCTGTTTAACCAGCAAGACCTTACTAATCCTGTCCTTGGTGTTGATGATGTATTCAACGCTGGACAGTCGGCTATGCGTGATGTAGACGACATGGGTGTGTTTGCTGCTTCTGTGGATAACTGGCGCATCATGAATAATGATGGCACTGTCCACGGTCGTTTGGCTAACATGACCTCTGAAGCTGCTCTGGAGTATGGCACTGACATTGCTCAGATGTCCCAGCGTAGCCTTGTTAAAGGTATTGCTCAGCAGATGTCACTGGCTGGTGACTTTGATGTTCTTACTCCTAGTGGTAAGAGCCTGAGTTCTACTGACCAACTGGCTAAAGCTGGTGATAAACTGGCTGAGATTGTTATTGATCCGTTGGCTGAACCTGGCTTTGTCCGTGCTTTGTTTGATGAAATCAGTGCTATTGCACCTAAGGTCAAAGACCGTGCAGCTAAGAAAGCACTTCAGTTCTACAAGGATGAGGTTGCTAACCTAGACGTTCAACGTGCATCTGCTTATCTTTCTACTTCTCTTGCTGGTCAAGTCTCTGACTTTGCCGAAGCAATGAAGCACATGGATGATCCTGAAGCTATTGCACGTGCACAACATCAGATCTTCAATCGTATGGAGTTCCTGATGGCTGAGGTTAACGCTTCCCGTAAGCTAAACCGTCAGGCTAATGCTTACGTCAAAGGCGTGGCTGCTGGTACTATCCGTCCCGACATGGCAGAAGAGGCTGTGGACTCCGCTATGGAGGTCATGTCTAAGTCTGCACAAGAGGCTAAGGAAACTGTTGGACGGCTGCGTGATATTGCTAAGGAGAATCCGCTGTACCTGAAGCCTATGATTGAGGCGATGGAGCTGGCAGATGGTAACGTTCAGTCGTTGCAAGATCTCTTTAACTACTTCCAACAAAGCACATCTGCTATTCACAAAGGTCTGATTGACGGTCAACCTGAGATCAGGAATGAAATCGTAGAAGGTGTGTACGGTATGCTCCGTAACGCCATGCTTGGTGCTCCCTCCACTTTCTTTAAAGTGTTTGTGGGTAACAAAGCAATGATGTTGAATGAAGTTGTTACGCACATGGCAGGTGCTGCTATTCGTCTTGACGTTCCTGATATAAGACGTGGTTGGTATGCATACAACTCTATCTTGGATGGCTTTTTTAAAGGATCTAAGTACGCTGCCAAGATCATGTACAAGGCATCACGTAACGAGGATATTATTAAACCTCAGATGCGTAATGACATCGTTAACCGTAGCGCCCAAAAGCTAAAGGTTATGCAGTCTTTCGCTGAAGCAGCTTTTGCTGAAGGCAACGAAGGACCTATGTACTTGTATAACGTTGCAAAGAACCTGCAAGATATTAACGACCACGTACTGTCTAGGTACGGTCCTAATGCTATTGCAGCTGATGACGGGTTTACCAAAGGAGTCTTCCATAACATTCGTTCCCGCTTTGAAGCGTATGACGAAGCTATGACAAAAGGTCTTCCTATTGATGAAGCCGTTGACGCTCGTGCTCAAGAGATATTTAAGAGCTATTACGATGAAAACGGACTGCTGTCTAACCCTGCTGCTGAGTACATAGCCAATGATATTGGCATGAACTTGGATAGTCCTCAGACTAAGGCTATCGGAAACTTTATTAAAACTTTCCCGTTCCTTCGTCCGTTCATGTTCTTCTCCACGGCAAAGGGTAACGCTGTTCGTCAGTTTGTTGAGCATAGTCCTGTTAACGTCTTTATGAAAGACTACGATAAACTGATTCTCAACACTCCTATGCGTGAGTTGACTGATCAGGAGATCGACGCAATTATGACTCCCCGTGGGTTGCCTGCTACCCGTGCAGAGTATGACGCTCTGAAATCCAAGTATATTGGTAAGGTAGCTGTTGGTACCATGGCAATGAGTCTGACCCTGGGTATGTTCATGCAGGGACGTATTCGTGGTAATGGTCACTTCCAAGCTAACCGTCAAAAGGTACGTCGGGCTACTAACTGGCAGCCTAAGACCTACATGGGTCTGGATGGTAAGTGGTACAGCTACGAATGGCTTGGTCCTATTGGTGACTGGGTTGCGTTTATGGCTGACGTTATGGATGCAGGTTCTAGCATCACTCAAAACGATGCAGCTAACTTGACCCGTAAAGCTGTCTTTATCTTTGCTTCTGCTCTTGGCGATCGTCAGATGTACAGCAGCCTTGAACCTTTAATGGACATGGTTTCTGGTGACATCTCCGGTGGTCAACGTTGGGCAGCTAACATGACTAGTAACCTTGCACCCCTTGGTGGTCTGCGTAGGGACATGGCTCGTTTGATGAATCCTGCGTTGCGTGAAGTTAATGATGACTTCCTCAGCCTTCTTCGTAACAACAACAACTGGCTTGACATGATTGACAAAGAAGGTGCTCTTCCTGAGACCTACGATTGGCTGACTGGTCACCCCGTTGGTGTTGCTGAAGACTGGAAGGTTCGTGCCTGGAATGCTTTGTCTCCTATGAAAGTTTATGAGGGACATTCCAAGATTCCTGAGCGACAGTATCTACAGGACATTGAATACGATGCTGTTCCTATCTTTAACAAAGGTGAGAACGGTGTTGACTTGACTCCTGATGAACGTTCCGAGCTGTTCCGTATTATGGGTGAGCAAGGTACGTTTAGAAAGGCAATCAATAAGATTATGAACGAGTATCCTGCAGATGACTTCAAGACTTCCTTGAGGGAAGCACGTAGTCTTGCACCTGCTGGTGAAAGTATTCCTGCAGATAAATGGAACTTTGTGTACAACCGTCTCGACATGGCAGCTCGTGCTGCTCGGGAAGAAGCATTCAACCTGATGAATGACGAGATGAAAGCTGACTTGAAAGCTAGAGAGTATGCAGCTGGGGTGAATGCTCGACGTGTTCTCCGTGGTGAAGTCCCTAGTGCTCTGAACATGACTAACAAATAATCCACCATTACCCATTAACTAACTATCGTAATGGCTAATTACTCAGACGAATATCCTTATCAGAGTAATAATCTTTACTCTATTTCATTTGAATACCTTGATAGGGCGGATGTTAAAGTCAGTGTTAACGGTGTTGACACTACTGATCCGTCCTCTACTTATACTTTTGCATTCCAAAACGATACACAGATTAGTTTAACTCCTAACTCTGGCATTGTCGGTAATGGAGTACGGATCTACCGGGAAACTAACACCGACCAACTGGACGTAACGTTCTTTCCCGGTTCCGCCATTAGAGCGGCAGACTTGAACAAAAACTTTGAACAGAATAACTTTGCTACCCAGGAAGTTAAAGAGCGTTTCCTAGACCGAACTGGCGGTGCAATGGAAGGCATTCTGGACATGGGTGGTTACAAGATCACAAACGGTGCGGATGGTACCGATGCAAATGATTTTATTACTTTTGCTCAGCTAAATACAGCTTTCCTAAATCTGGATGCGGATCAAAACGTTATTGCACCTACAGCTAACGTCGCTTTTACTGGTACAACACAGCTTGAAGGTTTAACTGTTAGTGATTCTGCCACCTTTAACACTGACGTAACCATCAACAGCACTGGATTCCTCAAGATTCCCGTCGGCACTAATGCACAACAGCCAGGTCAAACAGACCAACCTGCTGCTGCAGTCGGTCAAATCCGCTTCAACACTGACCTTAGTCAGTTTGAAGGTTATCACGGTGGTAGTATTGAATGGGCGTCTATTGGTGGCGGTGCAACTGGCGGTGGCGGTGACACCGTATTTGTAGAAACTAGTCAACTTATTACTACAGACTATACGTTGACTACTGGAGCTACTATAGCAGAAAAGAAAAACGCAATGTCTGCTGGCCCTGTCACTATTGACCCCGGCGTCACCGTTACTGTTCCTGCTGGTCAATCCTGGGTTATTGTTTAATTATGTCTATTACTATTAACGGATCCGGAACGATTACCGGAGTTTCAGTTGGCGGGTTGCCTGATGGCATCGTCGATACCGACATGTTGGCGACTGATGCGGTTAGCGCGGAAAAGATTGGATCGCTGCCTGCTGGGTCGATTTTGCAGGTTGTAAGTGCCACCAAAAGTGATACGTCTAGTGTTACTGGTTACAGTTGGACAGACACTGGTCTAAGTGTGTCTATTACTCCAAGTTCGTCCAGCAATAAAATTCTTGTGCTAGCGGATATGAACATAGGTGGTGACAATATGTATGACGTTAAACTACGGTTAATGCGTGATACGACAGCACTCGGACTGGGTGATGCTGTAGGTTCAAGGCCACAAGCAACTAGAGTTGTAAACACTCATTCCGCAACTGGTTATGGTGCATATCATCAAATACCTACGAATATTATCTATTTAGACTCACCTTCTACGACCTCTGCAACTACCTATAAAATTCAGTTCGCAACTTACGATGCTCAAACAGCTTATTTAAACAGAAGCGACAATAACGCAACAGATGCAGCCAACGAGTTCGAAGGTACACCTGCGTCATTTATTACTGTTATGGAGGTTGCAGGCTAATGAGACTTAATCACGAAGCTATTTATCGCGCCTACAGTAATTGTCGATCTATCGACGATAGCACTGGAGCCTTCGACGCCAACGGCAACCAGATCGAACTAGACCAATCTCTTGTCGATGCTGCAGCTGCAGAAATCCAAGCGGAACTAGACGCTACCCAATACCAACGAGACCGCCAACCTGAGTACCCCTCACTGGCTGATCTAGCTGACGCCTTGTACTGGTCGAACCAAGGCGATAACACCAAACTTGACGAGTACTACCAAGCGTGTGCAGCAGTCAAAGCTAAGTATCCTAAACCGGAGGTTGAATAATGTCACTTAGATTAAATGGCTCCACATCCGGCTATGTGGAACTTGATGCACCTGCAGCTGCTGGTAGCAACACACTTGTCCTTCCGAATGGGAATGGTACTAGCGGTGAGTTTTTACAAACTGATGGTAACGGTGTTTTGACTTGGGCGACGCCTGTTGATACAACGTCAAACATCACCTACAGCACTGCTCAAGCTACTACCTC